TTACGTTCTATCTGTCCTTCTAATTGCCTACGTTGCGCTCTATATTTAGCAGCTCTATCTTTAGCGCCTTTAGCACGATTAGTTTGACCATTGTTATTATATATTTTCTGTTTTAGATTATTTGTACGCTCTAATTTTTGTAATCTTCTAATTTCATTTCTACGTTTTTCGTTAGCTTCATCATTGGTATCTGTAGGTGGAGTTGAATATCCATCAATATAAACTTGTAAGCTATGTGTGCAGTTAGGATGAAATAAACCACCAGACTTAGCATCTTCTAAACTAGGTAAACTTCTGAACTCTTCTGGTAGCTTTTCTAAATCGTTAGTAGTTCTTAATATCTTGCCTTCCCACTCACGACATTGTTCGCACTCCATTGGACTGTCAGATACCCAACTAAGATATTGGTCTGCATCTTCGTATCTATCTAAAGAACCTTGAACTTGTGCGTTACCAGATATTGTTCGGATTGAAGTTTCAGCATAAGCATCTAATGCCATCTTACGATTACCTAAATCAATAGATTTAATTCCTTTATCTAAGAAATTATCTACTGCTATTTCTACTGCTTCTTCTAATGTTGCAGCGCCAGATACTACTAAAGCAGATGCAGCTTCAGTAACTTGTGTATAAACATCTTGTGTTGCTCTAACAATATTTAACTTATTAACTCTGTTTTGAAATCTATTCACAATTCCATCGACTAATCCATCTATTGCGTACTCTGCTAATGTTTGAAATCCACCAGATACATCAGTTGCAACACCAGCACTAAGTAATTCAGCAGCTGCGGTTTGTTCTCCTATTGAATATGCTACTTCTACTGCGCCTTCTATTGCTGGTAGTACTGCGCCAAAAGCATCATCAGCAGCTTTAGTTGCTTGTTCTGTTAATCTTTTAAGATGAGTTTGTTTAAATTGTAACCATTGTTCAATACTGCCATCGTAATCTTTACCTTCTAAGATTGCTTCAGCAGTAACTTCTAAAAGAAAGTCGTTAATATCTCTGAATACTTCAGCGTAAGTATCAGCTATTTGTTCGTTTGTTGCTGGGTCATAGACCATAACATTATGGTAACTCTAAAATGTCAGTTACGCTTTGGTCTGCCAAATTAAAGTTAGTTGCAATTCTTAATACTTCTTCAGCTACTTCTTCTTCAGAAAGTTCTGGATTAAGTAATTTAACTTTAGTTTCAAGTGAAGCAGCTTGCGCTCTGTGTAGTGATTCAATAACTGTTGCCGATTCTCTGACATCTTGTTGAACTGCATCTTGCCACTCAATACGTGGTCTGATTGGTTTGTACTGCTTACTGAATAATTCAACATCCAATATTTGAAGCTTCTCTAATATCTCTTCTAATGGTTGTGTCCAGTATCTTTGTTTTTTTCCTTGTGTAGTAAATGATTTACGTTCTCTTAATTTAAGTGCAGTTCCAGATTCAGCTCTACCTTCGATATTAATACCAAAAGATTGCGGACTATATCCAGCTGCGGTAACTGCTCTATCGATTAACTCCATAACTGTTGTTTTATGTTGTTCGTGTCTAATCTCGAACTGAACTGGTTGTATTCCTTTATTCTCATTATTTGGGTCTATCTCTAGTCCAGTAAATACTTCAGCATCTATATCAAAAGAAGCGCCACGACCACGACCTCTTCTCTCCAGATATTCAGTAGGTACAATAATTCTGGACTTGCCTAATCTGACATCTCGCATCCATGAAGTATATGCTTCATCGATTGCATCAAATAAACCTTCGATACCATCGAAATCTGACCTACCATATTCATAACCTTTTAATCTTCTAAGTGGTCTTTGATTAGGTACATAAACGGAAGCTAAAGAATCAAATGGCAATTTAATCTCATCTAATAAATCAGCAGTTTCTTCTAATCTATCTAAAGATACTCTTATTCCAATATTTGATTTAGTTCCTTCATAAAGTGCGTGGTGTATATAGCCATCTTCGTGATGTTCAATATGTCGATAAAAGTTTTGTCCATCTGGAGATTCGTATTCAGTTACATATCCTACTGCAACTAATTGACCATACATAAACGTTGCAATAGCTCTATCTGGAGATACAACTTGAATTGTAGGATTCTTCATAAACTCTGTATTCCAAACTAAACGTAAAAATACTCCACCTAATGCAGATGATATTTCGCCAGCTTCTAATAATTTATTCTTTAATCCGCATTTTCTAATTAAGTCATCGAACCAGCTTTGTGTGTTCATCTTGTCAGAATCGCTAAAATCTGTATCTTCAATAACAAATTTAGGTGGTTCACTAAATAATAAATCAGCGCTTGTTTGTGCAATATCGCCAGCTAATGGAACGTGTAATTGGTGTCTATCTATTTGAAGTTCTGTTGCGCCTTTACGTGTCCAGAACATATATCTTCTTGGTCGATAATCTTGTGGTACATCAGCATATACTTTTCTAAGTACTGCTGGGTCGCCAGTATGCCATGCGTTATGTTCTTGATAAACTCTAAAAATATGTTTATGGTTCTCTGGCGGATAAGCCGAACCATTTTCTGGTAATCTTAACATTTACTTTTTCTTCTTTTTACTATCAGATTTTTTAGCTTTTTTATAACCTTTTTTGTTATACACTAATCACTCCTACTAATCCAATGTCGCCATATAGCGCCTAAACTTATACAAGCATATCTTAACGCATCTACTGCGTGGTCATTACGTTTTAATGGTTTATCTTCGCCACGTTCTTGCTGCTTGACATCCCAAACATAACTCTCAATTTCTTCTATTAGTTTAGTGCAACTATTGTGAATCAATAGTTTTCTACTACTTAATAAGTTATACACTACTCTAATACCATCTTGAACATTATTGTTTGCTTTTGTAATTCCTAAGTGATTATCTCGCCATAACTGTGTAATAAATGAAGCTGCGGAAGGGTCAACGTATATTCTGCGTATATCATAATCTAATAAAAAGTTTTTAAGTTCTCTGGAGTATTCAGCATCAGATAATTGTTTTTGTCCTTTTGCTGAATCATAATAATATTCTTTACATACGTATAACTTGTCATCTACTCCTTCGCCAATTAATAATGCACAAAATGGATTAGTCGTACCATAGTCAATTCCTACATAGTATTCTTTCATTTTTGGTAAATCTGATACTACGTTGGTATCTCTCTGGAAGGTATCATAAACTGCGCCTTCTGCCATAACCCACTCGCCATTAATAAATCTGCGATACCATAAACTACTAGCTGGTGCATATTCTGCTTTTAAAGCTTCTACGTACTTTGGGTCTAAGGTATGGTTGTCATCTAATTGAAATGCAAAATTCCTAATATCTAATTCATGTTCTCTATCTAAGAAGTTCTTTTTAAGCCAATGGTTTGGACTATCTGGGTTAGTTGTTAAAAATAATTGTGCGTTAGGTACTCTTAAACGTGATAAAAGCATCTGAAAAAATGATTCTGACCATAAGGTTACTTCATCTCCATAAGCGCCAGCAAGTGTTAAACCACGTATTTTTGCTTCAGCTCTCTCATCGTTAGCGCCTACTATATAGATAGTTCGATTTCCTATTTGGATTTCTCCAGAACCAGTACGTGTAATAAAGCTTCCAGAACCATCAAGTAATTCTGATAAGACATCAATTACGTTACGTTTTAAAGTTCTTTCAGTCTTACCTATCATAAGTAAGTTACCTTTAGCGCCATTAGTGCAGAACTCTATCCAGCGGATTAATGAAGATATTGTTTTACCAGAAGATACTGAACCTTGCCAAATATTTATTCTGGCAGTTGAATCTAAAATAGAATCTAACTGTTTACCTTTCTGAAGATTTATCATTTCTTAAATCTTGTATTTGTTGTGCTAGTTCTTTTACTGGGTCATCTTGTGCAGTAGCAACATTACGTTCTGTTCTACCCCACTTATCTGGATATTTACGTTCTAATCTCCACGCAGCAGCAGTCCAGTTCTTTTGTGCAGCTTGACCTATTAATCCAACTAACATAGCTTCTGATTGTGCTTGCGCCTTTTTTACTGTGTCGGTAAATTCAACAAAAATTTCTTCTCTTTTGCGGATTCTTGAACGATTTGACTTAGATACTCTATCTATTTCAGCGTTTCCACGTTTAAGCCACTCATAAATACTATCTCGATGAATACCTACTAAAGCAGCAGTTGTTTCGATGTAATTTCCTGCACGAAGATATTGTGCTATTTCTTCAATTAATTCTTTTGTCAGTTTTGTTGGTCTGCCTGCCAATGTTACGCACTCCTGTTACGTTAACCACTTAAACCTGTTAAGTGTTAGCTATCTAGTACCGCTAATCCTACTTGCTGCAAGACATCTTGCGCTTTTGGTATATTACCGCTTGTTGCATTATATAACATATCTGTCATCAGTATGCACGCAGCATTAAAAAAATCATTACCGCTTATAGCAATATTGTTTCTCTCCATAATTGGTAAATAGCCAGATTCGTATATACCATCTGTTACTGATTCTCTTAAATTTTTAAACTCTATTTCATCTATGCCATCTTCATAAGCAAAATTTGCAGTAAGAAAAGATATAAATATCTGCATCGCTTCTTTTATTTCTATTGGTATCTCGAAGAATACTTCTTCTGGGTTTATTTCGTTTTCGTTACTATCTGACATGTATAACCCAATTCTTCTAATTCTTGTTTTGCGTTTTTTGCGTGTTCTGGACTTTCTACTACGACTTTTAAATATGTTGTTTGTTCGCCAAAATCATCATCGAATTTTAGTGGTTGGTCGTTAGCATGAAGCATATCCATAATATCTTGTCCAGTAAAACCTAATCCAGATAAGTCATTAGTAATTGAATCTATTTCTGATAACATTTCTAGCAGCTTTGCTTCGTTCCATCCACCATCGATTGTAAGTGTGTTTGATGCAATTAAATACGCTTTAGCTTCAATATCGGTATCAAAAGCGACATGAAGTGTTGGTATTAGCCACTCTTTTGTATCTTGTTCTACGTTTATGTACTTTGGCAGCTCTTCTGAATCTCTGTACATAAATTGCAACGCAGTTACTCTACCATGTCCAGCAACTAAAAAACCAGTAGTATCATTAACTACTGGTAATTCAATAAACCCAAAACGTTTAATGCTTTGGATTATTTCGCCTATGTTGTGTTCTTTAGGATTTTCTTCATCAAATTGAAAAAGATGTAATCTATCATAAGTAACTTTTGCTTCCATTTTCTTATGATAGCATCGCTTTCACAAAAGCGATTAGAATATCTAATAGCGTAGCTAGTGTGCCGCTCATGTAAGGTGTTTATCTTACATCGCTAGCTGCGCTGCTAGCATGAAGTCTTAACGTAGATATTTACTAGGTTTAACTTCTATGCCAGCATCCAGCTTTTTATACATCTCATCGAGTTTAAAACCAACACTATCAGAAGCCATCTTAGCTTCTAATCTTTTTATTCGATAAGATATAATTCCCATTTTACCAAACTCATAAATTAAGAATCCAATAAATGATATTCCTAAACCATAGAATAATCTCCAGTCCCATGATTGAATCATCCATGCTTCTATAAATAGTTTTAACATATTCTCCTAACTAAGCACTTGTAGGTGCTAATTGTCCTATTTGCTTGTAAGCCATATCAGCGTAAATGTAATATAACGCTTTTTGAAATTCGTATTGTTCTGATATTTGTTGACCTAAATCATCAACATAAGAATCAATATGTGCTTTTATTTCTTCGTTAGACTTACCTTTTTTCTTCATATTTGCAACTTCGTGAATTGCAGTTTCAGTCCAGTTTTGAATCTTTTGCGTAGATATTACTTGTATTGGTCTATTAGATTCATACCTTTTTTTGTTTTCTACGCTTGTAATCATGCCATCCTGCATGAGTGATTCAAATATTTTTCTTTTTATATTTGGTATAACGTTAAACGCCATAATTATCTCCTAACTTGCTATTGCGAAATCGTAGTAATAATCTGTACTACCACTCTCTAGCTCTTCTACCATTTCTGTTGCTGCGCTAAATGTCAACGCATAACCTTTTTTTCTTAGCATCTTTGCTTTACCTTTAACATATTTGTAAAAGTAATAATACTCATCAAGGTAATACGCTTTGCTATAAGTTTCGCTTGTGTAATCATCTCGGTCAAAATAGACAAACTCTAGCTCTAGCTTTGTATTGTCTATGCTCTCTCCAGATAATTTACCAGCTTTAAATAGCTTTTCGTATTCGTAATAAGCCATTGTGCCTTCATCTTTACCTTTTTTGTAATCATAACCAGCACGAAATGCCATCTTGACATACGCAACTTCTTTGTCGCCTTTGAATACCTTTACATCAGCTGGATATTTATAGAAGCTCAAACTTCTAGGAAGTAATCCACCTTCGCTAGAATCTCGCTCTGTGTCTATCTCTTTTTCTAATGTACCTACAAGCTCGTAGGTATATCCTTTGGTAACAAGGAAGTCAGCGAATTTCTTAAACGCTGGAGATTTCTTAAAAAGTTTTTTTAACTTTTCATCCATCTTTTTACCATCCTTTCTTACATTATTATTGTATCACATTGTGATATTAATAGTCAAAATGACTATAATTCTTTTTGTGCTTTTCTTATTTTTTTAATCTTTTCGGTTCTGTACTCTATTTCTTTATCTACAAATTTTTTAGTTATAGATAGCACATCTTGGTGCAAGTCATACGCAGTTAGAGTATCTATTGCGTTTTTAATTTGATTTAGTTCAGCTGCGGTTTTAAACTTCAGCTTTGATAATATTAATGCAGTTGCCATTTATTCTCCTTTACAATAGTCTTTCGTAATCCCATACTTTGATATTATGCAATACTGCATTAATACCTTTATCGTATGCTTTTATCCACTCGGATAATTCTCTTTTTGTTAGTCTTG